TTTCTCCCATCGGCATCTTTGAACACACACGGGAACGTGTGTGGAGTTCTCTGTCTAATACGGTTCAACACCCGCAGACAGAGCAGGTTCTAAAAGGGTCTTCATAACTCAACTATGAAAGGCAAGCTGCTATGTGGTCAATTCCAGTCATACTGTTCTCATTGACCGCCGCGTGGCTTGCGGTTGAGTTAAGGGATCCCACCATCCTTTTGGGATGGTTCGACTTCATTGTCGTCCCAACGGATTCAGAAATGAATCCTTGGCAAGATGTTGTGAAACATCTTCGTCAATGGCTGATCGTCTATGAGTAACGCTCCTAACGGTTGGCCTGCGCCAGTGATACAAGAAACGGGGAACAAAACACCTACGACTAAACGGGTAAAACCGCGCGGCTATGAGGTTTTGTTCAACGGAACCGGTGTCACATCGTCAAAAACACGCTACTTGCGTGGCTATGGCGGGCAGTACTACCCACCTGGACCAGGCGACCCGGATATCTACAGGTATCCGGCGATTTCCAATGTTCGAGAGGCTCCTTATGATTTACCAGACCCTTCGTGGGCTGGTGGATTACTAAGTGCTATCAAAGGACAGAAGGTAAATCTCGCTCAACTCCTAGTGGAGTATAAACAGACGGCTGACCTCTTTCAGGTCTATGGTCGTCGAGTCGTGAGAGCGACTTCTGCTTTGGTGCGGCGGAACCCTTATGGGGTTCTGACAGCACTTCTTGGTAGTGATACCACGAAGTACCCTAGGGGGTGGCGCGAAACTTTGCGCCATCCTACAAGCGAGCTCGCGAGAGCCCGCTTGGCGTATGCCTTCGGGATCAAACCCTTGGTAGACGACATGCAGGGATCTCTGGAAAGCATGATAAATGCCTACCAGACTCGGCCGATAATCTCACGTGTTTACGTGGGCGTATCCGCTCAAGGCCAAGGTAGTCGACAGGAGACTAACGTCTACTTAGACTACGGAAGCTACGACGTCTCAAGTGTCACAACGGCCACCCTCAAAAGGGGTGTCACGTGTTACATTGAGTGGCTGCCGTTCTCGTGGAGCACTGATGCTTCACGGTTGGGTTTTACCAACATCCCGTACTTGCTCTGGGAGGCAACTCCCTGGTCTTGGTTCTTTGACTATTTCGTGAATGTCGGAGAATACCTTGAAAACCTCGATTCGCTTCACAACGTGAAGCGACTTGGGATTCATATCAAGACAAAACAGACTGTAGCGACGGAATCCGTTTGGACCGGCCGCACCCAATGGGATGTGAATGCTCGCGCAACAAGGACGTATAACGGATCAAGTCGCAGTTTTACAACTGAGGCTCCGTCTATCCAAGTTCGCTGGCAACCTCACCTCTCAGGCGGGCGGATGCTTAACATCCTGTCTGTTACCCGAGCTCGTGTTCCTTCCTCCTTTTTCAATGTGAGATACTGACCATGGCACAAAACGCCACCATCGTGGTTGCAAACCACGCAGCAGCCAACAAAAACTTCACCGTCGAGGATCCTGGTATTGTACCGGGATACAAAACGTGGGCGGAGAAAACCGCGGGCGTCAATGCCCAGTACATCAGGCTGACCCTGAAGACTTCGTTGGCGTCGAGCAATCGACCCACCAACCGACAGGACTTCAGCACAGTGCTTCCGGTTGTCCGGAGCATCAACGGTGTTTCCACCGTCGTCGGCTACATCCGCATGACCACCCAAATGGTGGACCCAGTGGATGCGACCACAGCTGAAATTCAGGACGCTTACGCCTACCACAAAAATGGTATGTCTAACGCCCTCCTGCAAGGTCAGCTTCGCGACCGCGACTTCATTTCGTAAGAAAGGAAGTCGGTATGAAGACGCTCTCGTTAGAAGTGTCGACATATCTCCGTCTTTGCCAGACGGTGGATACGCCTCGATCGCTTGCCTGTTATCTGCTTGCAAAAAACGAGCAGTGGATCGATCTCTTTGAGTTACCGGCAATAAAACCCGGTAAGGATTTTCGAGACGATTATCTGGTAAGTGAGTTCCTTAAAAAGAACGCGGATCTACCTTTAGGTATTGATAGAGCCAGCGTCGCCATGCAGAAGTTTATCCAATCTGAGACGCAATGCAGCGAGACGAACAAGGCCTTCCTGGCCTATTCGGATGGCTCAGCAGCACCCCCGGAATTCCTTCGGGACGTGCGTTACTGGGTTAATCGTATCTTGGGAAACCTCTCGCAAGAGAAGCTCAAGAGTATCGAGCAGCATTGTAGATTTGGACCAGGTGCGACATCTGCGTGTCGTGGTGCCGACGTGTTGCCGTCACTGAAGTATGCAAGTGATATGCATACAACGCTACGTCTCCGACCTTTCGTCAGCTCCCTCATGGGGATTAACTGGTCTACCACTCCGTTCGGAGAGGTGATCGTGAATGACGTGAGTAGGACCACAACGGTGCCCAAAAATGCCCGCACAGACCGAACGATCTGTGTGGAGCCCCATGCGAACGTTTTCGTTCAACTTGGGATTGGTAAGCTCATTCGAGAGCAGCTTACCCGTTTTGGCATTCTATTAGACACTCAAGAGTGGAGTAGATTTTTGGCCCAAAAGGCCTGGTCGTGGCGCCTTGCCACGATCGATCTCTCATCGGCTTCAGACACAGTAGCTTATAACGTCGTAAAATACGTTATGCCAGGAAACTGGTTTCGGTTGCTGGATATGGCACGCGTCGACATGACGCGTACGTCCGATGGGTCCGTGATCCACCTCGAGAAATTCTCGAGTATGGGGAATGGGTACACATTTGAGCTTGAAACGTTACTGTTCGTCGCATGCGCGATGGCTAGTGGCGCCGATCGAAGGCTGTTATCTGTCTACGGTGATGACATAATCGTGGAACAACAGGTAGCATCTGGTCTAATAGAGAACCTTACCCTTCTCGGGTTCAAGGTTAACACCGACAAGACTTTCGTAGATGGTGACTTCTACGAGAGCTGCGGGGCTGATTTCTATCGAGGACATGCCGTGAGGCCTGTCTATGCCAGGGGTTCCCGGTCATCCGATGACGGGACGCGAGTCACCCATGACGAGCGATGCTTCCTGCTTGCAAATAATCTCCGAAGGTGGGCAACCACACAGATCGGGGATCACTTTGTTACCGATAGTCGACTCTTACCTCCTTGGTTACACGTTGTGCAGCGAGCCTCACGGCTAGCACGCATGACAAAAATACCTGATGGGGTTGGAGACGAAGGCTTTGTCAGAGCCTTCGACGAATGTGGCGTCCCAGATTTGCTAAACCGAAGGCGGAAAACCGCTGGTTGGTTCGGCTACGCTGGACGCACATTCACCCGCATGCAGAAGATATCCAAACGGTCTTCGCAAACCGGAGGATACCTCGCTTCGCTTCATGCTCTGGAACGGACTGCCGGGAGGCAGACCGACCGATCTCGTCGAAAAGTCGAGATTTTGAACATAGCGTCTGCGAGGGAGCTGGGATGGCTTCATGAGTTATCATCTAACGATGAGTTCTCACTCCCTGAACCCGTTCGGGGGGGAAGCATACTGGTTCCACAGCTGAGAGACACCCATGTTTGGCACTGGGTGGGCGTAGGCCCGTGGTAACACGGGTTTTCGTCTCCTTTTATGGAGACTGGATGAGGCTCTAAGCCTTAGGG